TTTCTTTTTCTGGAAATATTGGTCTATCAAAACCTTGTTCATCGCACCATTCATACCATTCGCCCCATCTTTCGGCTTTGCATAATCCTGATTTCAAAACGGCTTCTAAGATTTTATTATCATCTGGATATTGATCAGCATCTACATTAAATTCAAAATTCAAATCATGTGTTAATCTGAAATATATTGTTTCAGCCCAACCATATTTATCTGTATCTATTACGAGAAGTAGATAATCTGCCATATTCTCAATACAATCAATAGCTTCATCTTGAAGTTTTACATAGTAATCATCTTCATCTGCTATTGGATAATCATTAATTCGATCATGCCAATTCATTGATGCTTTAAATGATTCTGTTATATTATCTTCAACACAGCCTTTGCTCTCATCAATTAAGATACGACAAATTAAACGATCAACATAACCAACAGCCCAATGAGTAAAATTTTCAATTTTAAAATCATTAGGATATTGGTTCATTAAATCTTCAGTAATTACTTTGAAGTTTGATTTCTCCATAATATTTGAATCTCTTGTTTTATCGTGTCCAGCAAATCCCCAAGTCTTAAACATATCCTCAGATCCCCAATAACCAAAATCATCAGGTTTTTTCAATGCCATCTCAGCAAGCTTGTTTATTGTGTAATTTTGAATGTCTATCATTTTTTAATACTCATCTTCTTCTTCGTAATATCCAAATTCTTGTAGATACTCTTTGCATTCTTGAAAATTAAAGACTTTATCAATATCAATAACTCCATTTACAACATCTCTAATAACTAATGCTGCATCTTTATTGCTTATATCAGTAAAACAATCTTCATCTTCGTTAATATAGAAGTTGCATTTTTCTATATAGTAAGTCCATACTGTATCAATATTCATTAGAAAAAGATTTTGGGCTTGCTCAATGCTTAAATCAAGCCATTCCCTGCCTCTAGTCTCAATTGTTTTTCCGTCTTGCATAATGGCAATTGGTTTGAAATTATTTTCAATTGCAGTTGCCCATCCAGCAATACAACAAGCTGTACCACAATCTAAAGGTTCAACTAAACTTTTAGAATCATTCAATGGAGCATAATCTGTTTTCCAGTATTCTTCACCAAGATAATTTTCTTTTTTTACCTTTTGAGAAATCCAATAGTTCATTTCAAATTTATGTTCCGGCAGCTTTTCAATAAAATCTGCAAGTTGTAACATTCTTTCCTTATTCATTTCTTTCCTTTACTTTCTGATGCTTCATTAAGCATCATTATTAATCCAACCATTACTACTGGTACTACAATAAATAGTACAAAACTAAAACTAAATATCTTAAACATGACTTTCTTCTAACTCTTTCTTTGCTTCTTCATCCCAATCACTTGGTAAATTTCTTTCAATTACATAAGCGTATTCATCAGCTACTGGATTTTCTGTATTCCAATAAATACAAACTTCACCATAAGCTCCAAAATCATGGTCAAACCATCTTTGTTTAAATGCAATTCCTTTACTTTTTGCATCAATGAATGTTCGGTTTAATTGATTAATGTAAACATCCATTTCTTTTTTAGCATCCTTACGATAATCATCATCGCCAACTTGAGCGCAATTCTCATCATAAGGAGTTGGACCAATTTCAATATATTCCATAACCATTATTCTTCCTCATCTCCATCTTCATCAAAATCATTAAACATTTCATTCCAGCAATCTGGATGAGTTCCGCTAATCATAAACTCTCGATTTTCTTTTGACATAAATGGAAACACATCCTGAACATATTGTTCATGTATAAACAATGCCTTATACTCATTGTAAGAAATACGAAATTTACTTTCCTCTTTGCAATGAAAACATATACGGCTAAAGCTGTAAGTATCCTCATCTATTTGGTAAACATTTGCTCTCATTTTATTTCCATTTCCCATAGAACCCAGTCTGGGTTTAAGTCTAATTCTACATCGCAACTATAATTATCAAGAAATTCTCTATCCGGAACATATTCCGTAACTTCAAATCTATCCCAAACTTTAACAACTGCATTGACTGCTGCTTCACCTAACTTAAATACTTGCAGTATTTTTTGAGCAAATATTTCTTTGTTATTGTCATTGCAGCAATATTCTTCATTGCAATGACAGTTTTCTTTATCTTCCATTTTCATTAATCATTTTCTTCTTCCATTGTGTAATCGTTTGTTATATCTTCATTAATCATAAAGACTCTTTCTTTCATTTTTTGGACAATACATTCATCACAAATCCAAATAAGCATTTGGCAAAGATCAAATTCAGAACCATAACCACCTTCAACAATAACTTCAATTGCTCCTTCTACACTCATTAAAGAACTTTTTCCAAAATCTAAATAATCAATGTGTTTTCCACAAGAAAAGCAAGGACATACTGCAATCATTTTCATTATCTTAACTCCAAATACTCAGGATGCTTTTTATAAAGCAAAAATGTTCTAATTTGATACAACATCATTTGATGTACATAATTAGAAGCAATACCCATCTTTACAGCAGCACCTAATCTTTTATTTTGACTAAGGGTTTTAATTGCAGAATCTTTAACTCTTTGTGCGTAGAAACATTCTCTTTCTTTTTTAATTTCAAAAGAATTAATTATTTCAACAATAACTTTTCCAATTGATTTGTTTCCAGATTTGGAAACAATTCCGTAATCAGAAGAAAGAAAGGTTTTAATTTCCTCTTCTGTTAGTTGATATTTGACAATTTGATCATTCATTTATTTCTCCATATCCTGATAACAAATCACTTCTTGTATTTAATGAAGTCAGTTCCGACTTCTTTATCCAAAAATAATTACATTTGTGAAGTAATGCCGGGGTATAAATTTTACGGAACTCTCGTTCTTTTTCATCTAATCCGACTTTATGACATTGCTCATTTAAGCAATATTCATATCCAGCTTCTAATCTTTCGTCAATGTATTCACATTGACAAAACTTACAATTCGCCATACTTTTCCTTATACTTGATTAATTCTTGTGTATTGTTTTCTAATCTGATCATTATTTTGCTAATAACATTCTGTTGAATTTCAGAAACATTTTTAAATTGTTTGATTTTATCTTCTAAACTAATAATCATCATATGAAGAATTACTTCTTCGCTATTTACATCCATATTTACCTTTCTAAAAGCCATTAACGCAAATGTTAATGGAATTTTCTTGTCTTGTTTTTTGTATTTTAAGTTGAATACAATTGTATTTTGCTGATTTATTTAAAGCTTTTGTTAAAGCTTTTTCCTCATCTTGAGACATTGAGTTAGTTGATATTGTAATTTTTTCACCATACCTTAGTGAAGAAACAACTTTATGCATCTTTTTCTCAATTTCTGTTTCAAATCTTGGAATTTGACTATTGAATCCTAGATTGTTTGTCATTTTATTTTACTTTCTTGTATTAGAAAAGCCAAGGCTAATGCCTTGGCTTATTTTATGTTTTGATCTAACGGAGTGTTAGATATTTATTTTACGAATATAAATTCGTATTGCTCAGTTTCTTTATCAAATTCAACCATAACAATTCCGTCACCGTTGATATTTGTAAAAGTATTACACTCATTATCATCTGCAATTAATGTCATAAGATGAAGTTGATACTTCATCAATTCTGAAACATTGTCTTTACTCAAATGAGTTGCTGTACGGCAATTCTTAATGTCGAGCATTTCCCCTTTATTAAGGGAACGGCTAATCTGAATCCTAGTCAAACTAATTTCCAAATCTGTTCCTGGGTCATTACCCCAATAACTTCTGTCAACCAAATTGGAATCAAATAAGCTAGGGGTTTTCTTAGCTTTTTTCTTTCTCTTGAAAGACATTGTTTCCATTTGTATTTTAGAAATCTTACGGATTGTAGGTTTCTTTACTTCTTCAATTGTTTCATTCATTTCATTTTCCAAGGTCATAATAATCAACTCCTAATTCTCTATTTACTTTCCATTTTGTTACAGCAATTTGTGAATTTCTTAATTTTTCATAAGTTTCTGCAGACTTTTCATTTAAATCATGACTTATAAAGAGTAATAAATCTTCAATAATAGTAACCATTTTAAATTTATGCGCTCTGTCTTCATTTTGTTGTTTTGTTTGATTATCTAATCTAGAAAGACGATATTTCTCTTTCCAGTATTGTATTTCTTCTTCTTGGTTCATTTCTTTCTCTTTCTATTGTTTGTTTTCTTCGGCAAAATTTGTTTTAGGCGAAACATAAGAAGTAATGTTAATGGTTTCTTCACCAATAACTGCTTCTGTATTTATAGACCCATTAGAACGCAATCTCTCAGAATGAGCCATAGGCTTAGGTCTTGACATAATCTTATTAGAAAGAATAGCATTTTCAAAATAAGCAGGAGCTAAATGAGTAATATTCTCATTAGTCTCATTCTTAGCCTTTTCCTCAGCCTTTTCGTAAAGATTTGCAAGGGCAACAAGATTTAGGATAAGTCCTGCGTTAAAAGAATACCCAAGATTTGTGTAAACCTTGAAGTCATTATTGACTTGTGTAATGCGGCAAATAATACCGTAATCTTTATCTCCATCATTTATTTCTAAACCCATCAACTTTTCGTCAATTAATTCAGCTCTGCTTTTACTTGGTTCTAATATCATAAATTACCCTAATCCTTACATTAAATTTCTGATAAACTTATTTATTACCTTAGCAAATTTATTACTAAGGATTGCTTTCAGTCTATCGGCAAGAAAACGCATATGCTACACAGGAAAAAAGAAATTTTGGGATTCTTTTTGGAGATCAGAGAATCGATTATGGTTATAAGAAAACTCCAGATCAGAGATCGAGAAAAGCTTGATCAAAGTATCCAGGAAAGACTGTTGAAAGCCTTTGCCGAAGTCTTTGACCAAGCTTACCCAAACTAGCATTAAACTTAATAAGAAATTTCTTTGTAAAATAATCAAACAAATTTTTAATTAAATTAATTCCGCCCCGTGATTTTACTTAATCTTATGCAGAATTTTAGTATATATTTTTGACAGGTTTGTCTTTATGAAATAAAGTCCAAGTTTCCAGTCAGTTTTCATGTAGCGTGTCTCTCAAGCCAATTAAGCATCGTTCCCTCATACTTAAGCCTTCCTAGGTGTAGCATTTCAATTGAAGGGTCAGTCCAAATTTCTCCATTAATTTCTTGCCAGTATCTACAGAAACCATAATCTTCTGATAAGAATCTATGCTTCTCTGGATCAACATAAGAGTTAAAGAAAGCGTAAGTCCATTCTTTCTCTTCACCTGTCAAACCACCAGTGTCATCAATATACTTAAGTTCAGAGTAAGCCTCAATCATTTTCTCAAACACTTCTCTTTTAATAAGCATAAAGCCAGTCCCGGCATCATAAACACTTATTGCGCCCTTATCAACCTTAACTTTATTGTTCTCTGCATCCTTTGCAGCATTAACTACAAATCTTAAAGAACTCTCAAGGAGTTTGCTATCCTCAATACCTTTCCTTGCATTGTCTCCAACTAGTTCCCAATTAATACTTTTAATAGGATAGGCAGCTGTCATTATTCCCTTGTCATGCCATAGAAGTTTAAGAATATCATCACCCTTAAATCCTAAATCGCAGTCAATAAACATTAAGTGAGTAAACTCTTTGTTTGCCAAAAACTTAGCAGCAATTTGATTTCTCGCTCTTGAGATGAGTGAATCACTCATTGTACAAATTGAAAATTTCATTCCAATTTCTTTAAATTGCATTACTGCTCTAATTAGTGACATAACTGTCGGTTCAGAAATAAGTTGATCGTAACATGGTAACGCAATCATTGGATACCATGAGTTAATCTGTTCTTGGTCTATTTCTATTGTTTGTTCTTTGAAAATTGTCATGCTCTAATTATACATAAAAAAAGAGCGTGATTTGCATCACGCCCCTTTTTATTTAATTTTTTTTTTGCTAATTAAGCGTTTGTCTTTGCCGGTGTCTTTACGGACTTCACATCTTTTGCTGTGACTTCTTTCTTGACAGAAGTGATAACTTCTTCCTTAATTGGGGACATGTAGTAAAGGCTACTTGTATTCTTATCGAAATGAATCTTAACAGTAAGTTCCAATTTCTTTGCTTGCGCACGAATTCTCTGTTGAAGTGAATTAAACTTCTTTCCTTCTTCTACATCTTCAATCATGTAGGTTTTTCCTGTTTTGCTTGATTCAATCAAAGAATCAATAATTTCCTGAAGTTCAGCCGAAGTACGACCCGAACGAGTAATTTGAGGGAAACTATCAACTGATTTAATATTGAGTGTCATTTTGCTATTCCTTATGTTTGTTTGGAGTTAAGGGCTTCTGCCCCTGTGACAAACACATTATCGGCATAACTTTGGCATCACAACCTCGCCCATAAAGTTTTTAAAATTCTTTATTGTCTTGTGAGTTTTCTTGATCAAACTCACCAACAATAGCTTCAAGTTTTTTAATCATGATTTTCATCATAGTATTTTCCATAATAAGATTCGAAATTGTCGCAGTTAATTCCTTGACAATTTCATCGTAAGAAGGATTTACATCTTCTCTTTTTACAGGCTTTCGAGCCATTTTTCACCACTTTCTGTAGATAGTATTTGTTTATCGTATCCAGGAACGAACTGGCCGATATCACTATTATATACCTTTACCGTTCCGTATTCTTCCATATCATCAACTTCTTCATATTGTTTAAAATCTGATCCAAGTATTTCAATATCTACTTCCATCTCTACCGACATATTTTCAATACAAATAAAAACTGATCCGGCTAATGCGTCAGCCAAATCCTTTGATCCAGAGTTAGGGTGATCAATCTTATTATTTCCAAACAATCTTAATTTAAGAAGTTCTTCCTCAACCAATAACTCATTCCAATAACCACGAAGTCTCGTATCGTAAATTGTAGTCATTAATGTATCGTAATCGGTTTTCTTAACGCTGTGGAAATCAGCATTAATACCCTGAGATCTAAGGCTTTGAATCATCTCAATAGATTGCCAACGGTCAAAAGTAACCTTTGCCACATCAAACTTCCTACATAATTCAATAATCATTTGCCTAACAGAAGCAAAATTAATTTCCGCTCCGGGAGCTGCTTCCCAAGAATGAACGAAATCTACATTTATAACAGGAAGATTCTCCACACCCATAGAAGTTTTAATTTCCTTAAACCCTGCACAATGACTCATACATAAAGCTGACCTGTCTCTTTTAAGTCCCAAGTCGATATGGATAAACCTTCTGTGCCCGTCTGTATTGTTAAACCAAGGTTTATAGATACCGTTTTCATCAACTGGGCTTTCTGCATGCATAAAAGCTTTTCTCACTAGATCTGGATCTCTAAAGTATGCGTCTTCCATTGCCGGAGGTTCACATTCAAATCTTGCCCTAGCCTCAATTGGATTTCTAATATATTCCGATTCTAATTGATGCCTCTTAATTGTAGGATTACATTCCCAAGTAGCAGCTTTTATTCTCCAAGTCTTAGGCTCTTCTCTTTCCGCAGAACCGAAGTATCTCTGCTGGATGAAGTCACCTTTATATCTAGGGAATGACAAAAGAATAACCTTACCGACTTCCGGGAAACGAGACATAACAGATAACTTACTCATGTTATAAATAGCAGAAGCAGAACCTTTTGATCTTAATTCCCCTCTTGTTTCCGCATCTGTTTTGAATGCTGAAATCTCATCCAAAATTACAGTTAATACTTCATAACCTTCCCAACCTTCACTCTCAGAGTGACCTGAAAAGCATCTTACTGGTCTGCTAAAGAAAAAGATTTCTGAAACTCTTGGTTCAAAACCTACCTGATTAAAGTATGGTGAACTTAAAAGCAAGTTCTTTAATGGCTCAAAGAAAACTCTTTGTGCTTGCTGAGCGTTAACAGCTAAGTTAAGAAGGTCAATATAGACACCTTTTGCTTTTCCGTAATAACCAAGTGGATCTTTTAGGCAATGAAGAATGTAAACTGTATAAGCCATCGATATTCTTGCGCAATGGTCTTTTCCGGAGCCTTTACCTAACATGCAGATAACTTCATTGTCTGTATATTTTTTATAATATTCTGACCCTTCGTGTTCCCCCATGAGCTTTTGCAAGGTATGCTCTTTAAGAATCTGGGTACTGTGCCTGACTATTTCTAATTGAATCGGGCTTAGGCTCGGCAATCCCAAATACTTTTTGTCAGTTACAAATACTTCAATAGATACAGGAGTTTCCTCTAGTTCATCTTGATTCAATAACTTATCAAAATCTTCATAGCGAAGATTCATTCCAAGATAATCACTCATTTATTTCTCCTTTAAGCAAGGTAAGGGGGCAAAAAGTCTTCTCTGCGTATGAACGAAAGGGGCTGCTTTGGGTTCTCTTATTATGACTCAACGACATCTGCATCTTCAATCACTTCCGCATCCTCTGCTACTTCAATGTCTT